ATGTAATTCAAAATTAATAGTTGATGATGAGTTGTATAAAGCTTTGCTATTAACAACAGTGTAACCCCAAGCAACTTGAGTTGGCCTAGCTATGTAGTTACACACAACTGTGTCAGAACTACCTATTGTTGTAGGATAAATTTGTATTGATCTTTTTTTAGCTGTATCAGTAGAACCAGAATTTCTTACGTATACTGGTCTTTGAATGCTAGGTGCTGTTAGCGGGGATTTTAATATATGATGTATTTCGTTTTGATTTATTTTTTCAATCTCAACATACTCACCACATTTGTTAGTGTACAGCTCACCCATTCTGTAGTGTTCTGGCAATGTTCCTACACCTGAGTTTTGAACAGATACGTCTTCTCTGTATTTTTCAAATATATCTATCTTTTCATCTAAAAGATCTATCATATCTGAATAAGTAGTGTCATTTCCTGGTTGTCTAAGGAATTGGTTTTTATCATAAAAGTATTGCTCAAATATATCCATCTGAGCTTGATTAGCTAATATGTTAAACTCTTGAGGTGTTACATAACCTCTTTGCTCTTTATTAGCAATAGCTAAAACCCTTTGATATACTGTATCTATACTTACTGCCATAATTTTTTTTTATTTATAATAACTAGGCTACCGAAGTAGCCTAACTACTATAAGGTAATCTATTTAATTTTCTTTTGTACACTATCTAGAACTTCCATTCCTTCATCTGTCTTAAACCAAGCAGCTAGAGCTGGATATGGTTCTTGATCAAATGGTACAGCCATTAGTTTTTTACCGTTTTTAGCCCAAGCAAAAGATCTACCATCTGGTGATAGCTTTATAATCTTCTGATTTACAGCTTTTAAAGCTAAGCTTTTTAAAGCTATATTCTCATCTTGTATTATTCTTAAAAACTCTTGAGGATTGTTTCTAGCAAAAACTATTGTATCTCTTTTTATTTCCTTACTAGTCATGGTATCTACATTGGACGATGTTTCAACTCTTAATAGAGACTCACAATCATCTATGCTAAACTCAGAAGCAATTTTTAAAGCTTCAATTTCCATTTCTAAATAAGATAAATCAACTTCAGCTTCTTTAACATCATCTTTTTCAAAGTAAGACTTACCGTTTAATGGGTGATAAAGTGATAAAAGCTTTTGTAAATTCTGCTTTTGCTTTGGCACCATAAGTTTTCCATCTCTAAAAAATATATGACCTAGTGTTACTGTACCTTTTTGCTCATCTACAAAAGGTGAGTTTTGGTTAGTTGCATATCTTAATTCCCTCTGAAGACCCTTGTCTTCATCAAACCATAATAAAGATTTAGCTCTACTATGTTTTGCGGGTACTGTAAATAATAAAGGTGTTTTGTTACCTTTTAATAAATAAACTCTATCTTTAATTTCCCAAGTCGAGGGATTTGTATTTGTTTTTTTCATGATATAATATAATTTAATAAGGGTAATAATTACCCCCGTCAGTTCAACGAGGGTAAGAATTACATTTGTTATTGATTAGTCTCCAGTAACACCATCAGTATCTTTGAATAAGATAAAGTTGTTAGCAGCTTGAACACATAAACATCTTTCTGATAAGAAATGAACGTTCATTGCGGCTTCGTCGCTAGTGTAGTTACCACCAACAGATCCAGTGATCCAAGACTTCATTCTTCTATCATCCGCTTCAGAAGCTCTGTAACGTACGTGTAAGAATGGTCTTTTGATGTTTTTACCTAATTGTTGATCGTAAACAGTACTTGTTCCAGCAGGAACTAATACACCTTGTACATCTCCAATTAATCCTCTTGTAGTACCATCGTTTAGGTATTTCCAGTCAGACTTGTAAAAATCATAAGAACCTCTTCTGAATCCTGAGAATCCTAAGTTAATCGCCATATCTTCAGAGTTGTCAAATACACCATAAGATGTACCTCCAGTTCCGTAAGAATTTTGAGAAGCTAGCATGTTATCGATTGCTAATGAAGTTCCTCTGTTTAAGAACATCATGTTTTCTTCGATAGCACCTTGCTTGTCTAATTCTTGTAATACAACGTCAAATTCAGCTAAACCTTCACCAGCAGCAACAGATCCAAAATCAGGGTTGTTGTAGATTAATCCTCTTTCTTCAATAGCAGAGAATAAACCTTGTGAACCATGATTTCCAGTACTAGCTAAAGCAGTGTCAAGTTGAGAAGAAGATACTGGCTCAGCTTCAATCATCGCCATTTCTAATTGATCTTCAAATCTTAATCTTGCTTCGTGCTCAGACTTTAAGTACCATAAGTATCCTCCAGTTCCAGCTTCAGTAGTTACTTCTACCCAACCGATACTAGCGGTATCTGATCCATTAACACTGTACTTGTCTCTTAAAATAATTGGCTTATTTGTAAAAGTAGTAAAATCAGCATCTTTAGAGTTTCCTACGTTAGCAGAACCTTTCTTATACTCAGATCCATATACAAATACATTTAAAGCAGTTACACCGTCAGCGCCTAATCCAGAGATGTCAGCAGCAGTGTAAGGTATAGCGTTAATTGTAGTTGCAGAAGGAGTAGCAGTTACGTAACATTTTAAAGTTACACCACCTTTGTTAACAATAATAGTATCAGCTACATTAATATTGTGAGCTTCACCAAAAGTAATTAAACCTGCAGAAACATCAGTTCCAACAGCTCCAGTATAAGCAATGTGAATACGACCTTGCTCAGACCAAACAACTTGATCAGAAGCCATAGGCATTTCAGCTCCTACCATTTTTAAAAATCCTGCAACAGTTCTGTTACCGAATCTTTCAACTTCTTTTTCATAAACTTCTGGTAGGAATTGTTTAGTAAAGTTGTAATCGTTTCCTGTTATAGACAGGTAGTTTGACCCGTATAAATCTTTTACAGGTCTTGGTGTTAGGTGCGACAATGCAGCACCTGATGAATTAAAAGGCATAATTTTTAATTTTAATAGTTAAGTTATCTTGTTTTAATTTTAAACTTAAAGTCATTAGAACTACTATCAACCGCTTTTACTGTAAACCCATTTGGATTTGGTGCCTTCTCGTGAGTAGACCTTGGATCCATATCGATGTTTTTAGATTTAGCCATACTGTTCTTAACAGCGTCAGCTTTACCTTGTTCATAAAAGTGTTGAGCTACTAAATCAGGGTTCATTGCTGTAAATAAAGATTTGTGATAACCTGAAGCATCTGACATTTCATTTTTTTCATTCAAGAACTTCTTGACAAAATTGTTAATGTCGCTTTGTGTATCCTTAACCTTTGCAGCATCTTTTACGTTAAATCTGTATTTCTTTTCTCCAACCTTATATTCAAAACCTTTGAACTGATCGTTAAAAACTTGAGAAGTTTTTTCTTGAAATACTCTTTGTTGTAAACCTTGAGTCTTGTTAGTTTCCTCTAACTCTTCGTTATATCTATTGAAAAAATCTACAGCCTTCTGTTGTTCTGGCGCGAGCTTAGAACCAGCCTTGACTTCTTCGTAATATTTAGACTTTAGCCCGTCTAGGTGGCCTTTAGCACTTGCAACCTGCTCTTTTAGCGCTAATTTTTTTCTTTTAATATCTATTTCCTCATCAACGTCTTCATCGAACGAAAACTGATCGTCCATTAAAAAGCTTATTTCATCGTTATCTAGATGAGGTTTTGTTTGTTTGTAATACTCTCTAAGTAAAGACTTATCATCGTAGCTAGTAAAATCTTGATTTAGTTTAACATAGTCTTCTAGCGAACCACCTGTTTCGTTTATAAACTCAACAACTTTTTGAATGTTCTCTGGTAATTCAACACCAGCATCAGCTTCAACTAAAGCTTGTTCAACTTGTTCTTCAAGTTCTTCTACTTGCTCTTTTACTTCTTCTACCGGTTGTTCTTCTGTAACTTCCTCTAAACCAACAAATTGCTCTTCAACTTCTGGTTCCGGTTGTACTTCTGGCTCCGGCTCTTGTTCTACTTCTGGCTCTTTTGAACCTTGTGATAAATCTAATTTAAACGTACCATCTTCTAAAATTTCAGCTTTTGGCCCGTCATCAGCTGGTTCCTCTGGAACAGCTTCAACTTTAACTTCTTGAGTTTGCTCTACAGCTTCCTCTTGAAGTTCTTCTTGTTTTTCTTCTGACATAATATAATATTATAAAATTAATAAATAATTATCTAGGATCTGATGCCCCTAGATCAAAACCACCTCCAAGTATATCATTACCTGAAGATTCAAAGTTTTTAGGTGGTTTACCACTATTTCTTTGATCAATCAACTCACTTTGTTGAGATGCTTGTATCTTAGTTCTTTCGTCTTTACGATCTTCTTTATAAGCTTCTTTGTTTTTCATACCTTCAACTTCCATACCTTTAAGTCTCATGTTTATTTGAAACTCGTGGTTCATAAGTTCTTTCTTGTATAAAACTTCTCTAGCTAGTTTCTCCTCTTCTATCTTAGCTTTCATTTGCTCTAACTCCATCTTCTGTTGAGTTATAGCTTGATTTTTTTGTACTTCAGCTTGAGCAGCTACTTGTTGAGCTTGAGCATTAGCCTGTGCTTGAGCTTGTATATTTTGCTGTTGCATTAGCTGATCTCTCTCTTGTTTCTTTTTTCTACGTATCTTAAGTAATTGATTAGCTAACTTTATATTCTTAATCTCTCTAAGATCTATAGCGTCTTCTAAATCAATACCTCCACCAGACAAAGCCATTTGTATGTTTTGCTCTAGTAAAGCTTTTTGCTCTTCATCAGGCGATAATTCTATATGTATACCAAAGTCTGATAAATGTAAGTTACCTAACTCACTTAATGTAGATACATTGTGTATTCCTATCTTTTGTATAAAAGCATCTCTTGTAGGAGAATACTCCAGTATATCCGATACTCTAAGTGATATAGCTTCAGCGACTTCTGATGTTATGTATAATCCTGATTGTAGTATATGTCTTGTAGCTGTGTTACTGTTAGCTGCTGCTATTTTTTGAACACCAACTAAAGCATCTTTTGATGGAGTAGATGCGTCTGATGATTCATTTAAACCAGTCACATCTCTTATCATTTGTAAGTAGTAGTTATACGTACCTATTAAACTCTGCATTTTAGCACCACCGTTTCCACTAGATATTTCTTGTATAGGTACTTTACCTGGGTTCATATCACCTTCAGATGTCATAGACCTACCTATAATAGAACCAGTTTGAAAGAACATGTTTAATGCTTCTTGTGGATTATAATTAGTTCCATTACCTAAATCAATCTCAGCTAAACCATCAGCATCTAAGTATATACCATCAGGAGTCATTCTAGACATTACCTGTTGCAGTTTTAGATGAGTTAGTTGTATCATATCAGCAAAACCAGTTATACGTCCTACAAGTGATTCTATACGTCCCTTGTACATTCTAGGTGCTGTTATACTGTAATTCATTTTAACCTTAGTGTGATCACTTTTAGGTCTCATCATGTTTTTACTTAAATTCCAATCAAGTAGTATTTCAGTACCTAATACTAAAGCTCCTTCATATAAAACCTCTAGTGATCTAGACATTTTACCATACTTAGCTTCAAGCATTTGATCTACCATAGGGTTAAAAGAATCATCTTTTACTATAACCTTACTAGCACCTGTTGCTGTTTCTTTAACTTTATACACTTCATTAGCATATGTTTTGTAATTAAAGTACAGTACTTGTATTTGGTTTTTATCGTTTTGGTTAGACTCAGTTAAACTTCTATTGTAGAAGCCACTGTTTTGAAACCCTTGCCCAGTTATTTTAACTAACTCTTCTTTAGATAAATTAGGGAATTGTTTTTTAAGCTCGTTTACTGGTATTGTTTTTACCTCACCAACGTAGTATATATCATCAAAGTAAGGTGACTCAGTATACGAATAAACCATATTAGCAGGATCAACGTACTCAACTTTAATACCTTCTGATTTATTATAAACAGTTTTAACAGCACCCATACCAAGTACTGTTAAATCATAGTTAACTCTTCTTCTAGTTAAATCATACTTATTACCTTCAAGAACAACGTTGATAGCTTGCTCTTCAGCTATTTCTATAGATTGCTTGTAACTAAGTTGCATATGCAAGTCTAACTCTTGTTGTGAGTCAGGTAGTATCTCTGGATCGTTTTCATTAAGATCAACGCCAAACGCTTCTTTAGCATATGCGTTCAAATCCTTAGTTCTCATGTCTCTAAGCATTGACTCCATATAAGCTGTTCTCTTGCTTACACCTGCTGGATCTTGTGAAAATGCTTTTATATCAAATACTCTTTCAGATATACCGTTTACTACTATATCTACAAATTTAGGTATAATAGGTACTGGTTTCCAGTCTAAATTTAAGTAAGACAAATCACCGTTTATAGATAATTCATCTTTATATTTTTGTATTGATTGTTCTCCTCTAGCATACAACCTTAGTTTGTGAAACTCTGTTTGGTTACCAAAGAATCTGTTAGTACCAGAATCTCTTTTGAACCACTCGCTTTCAATTGCTTTAGCAACTTTCAAACCGTAGTCTTTACTCACTTTCTCTAAATCGCTAGCGACTTGACTTGGAAAAGAACTTTTAACAACTGACTCAGCCATATTAATTTTCTATTAATTTTGAATGTGTTCCACCTTGTTTATACCTTGCGAAACTTATATTTAGTTTTTGTTTTTCTACTTTAGCGTTTGGAGCATATAAATGTCTATTACAACCCATTATAGCTAAACCAGAACTTATAGACGCATCAAATTTACCTCTATTGTTTATATCAAACTTAGACCAATCGTTAAGAAGGTCATTGAAATAAACTGTTCCGTGTGACCCGTCTGGCTTTATACCAACGTGATCCTGTATGTACATTTCTATTGCGGCTGCATGTGATTGTTTTATATCCTCACTAGAGTTAGGTATTCCACCTACTTCTTTTTCAGCAACAGATAATTTGTTCCATACTTTATCAGGTCTGTTCATTGAGAAGCCTCTGTATCCTCTTCTTCTTAAATAATACAATAAACGTGGTTTGTTATTCTCTGCTAGTATAGGCATTCCATAAAAAACCAAAGCCATAAGTACATCTTCAAAGAATATCTCAGCGGTTTGTGGTCTAGCTATGTATTCACAGAAAAAATGGTTTACTGGCGCATCTTCCATACTAAACTTAGTTAACCCATGTAAAGCTCCTTTAGAACCTTTACCATCAACTGTACCAGATATATCGTAACTATCACAACCAAAAACGCCCATGTGTTCGTTACCTGGTTTCTTATAACCGTTCTTCAATATAACGTTATTCTGTAAGTGGGATGGTGGTGTCCAGCTTAATTTAAATCTACCATTTTTATCAGGGTAAAATATAACTTTGCTATCTTTAACACCGTTAGCCCATTGAAAATTACCAGTGGTTATAGTGTTTATGTAGTTTGTTTCCTCGTTGTAATCTATTTGCTCGTATATTTTAGCTAAATTAAATATACTGTTTTTTGTTTCATCTCTGAAAGCATGCTCTTCTGTACGTGGGAACTGTCTATAAAATTCATTTAAAGCATCACCATCATCTTTTAAGCCATCAACTTCATTCTGCCAATGTTCTAGTATACCTATATCTATAGTCTCGCCAAAAGGTCCAACCTTTTCTGTTTCAGGTGTGTC